ACCACTTTACCTTTGAGACCCCTGACATCGAGTCGGGAGCGGTTCTGGCAACGTTGCCGTCGAATGTTGCAGTTCTTCGAGTTTCAGTCGTCCCCACCGAGAACTGGGATTTTGCGGAGATTGGTGTGTGGATCACCAGCTCTGACATGAGCCAATGGACAGATGCGCTGGCATATGTGAAGACGACCATTCCCAACCCCGACAACAACGATGATTGGACTCAAGAGGGGTTCAACGAGGCGAGCGGGCAGTTCGGAATATTGGCGGACAAGGCACTGCCTCCATTGGTCCTGACAGGCATCGCCGCGAAGCTGGTCACAGTTGTCACCGACCTCGCTAATGATGGCGAGGCCGATGTCTACGTCCTCATCGCTGAGCCTGCTTCGTGATCCACCTTGTCTCGGTTAGGAGCTAGTCTGTGTTCGCATTCCCTTCGAGCCCCGAGGATCATCTGCAGTTCCGCGACGGTAAGCGGCTGGTCCCCGACTACGTGGCGGCCATGCTGGCCAGCGTCGAGACCGAGCTGTACACCTACGACGAGGCCATGGCCATCGCCAACCAGCAGATGGTGGGCGGCCACCTCAACCGGGTCTTCGACCGATTCGTCGGCGACCACATGCGCGAGGTGAGGAATGGCAATCGCTGAGGTCATGGGCCAGCTCGTCACCCGTGCTAGGGGCGCTGCGCCGAGCCGTCGCCCTCCGACATACTCGATCGGGGGCGGCGCCGGCGCAGGGATCGTGCCGTACCGAGGGCTGATCGGGCACGGCAACGTAGAGCTCTTCCGCAACTTCGCGCGGCGCAACCCGTGGGTCCGCTCGGCGGTCAACATCCGCAACAACCAGATCGCCACGGCCGAGTGGGACATCGTCAAGCAGGACCCGAAGAAGCCGGTCAGCGTTCGCCTGCAGCAGGAGATCAAGGAGCTCTTCGAGACGCCGAACACCGACGACGGGTTCGACAGCTTCATGATGCAGGTCAACGAGGACCTGCTCGTCCTCGATGCCGGCGCCTTTGAGAAGGACCGCTCGCTCGACAACCGGATCCGCCGCCTGTGGCCGGTCGACGCCGGCGAGGTGCGCGTCAACCTGCTCTGGAACGGCGACCCACGCGACATCCGCTACTACTGGTACCCGGACCACCAGCCGCACTGGGCGTGGCGCGAGCGCGACTTCGTGCTCGAGAAGCTGAACCCCAACACTCAGCTCCCGACCGGCATCGCGCCGCTCGAGACGCTGATGGCGGTCATGGAGGCGATCACCACCGCCGACGAGTACCAGCTTCGCAACCTGCGCGGGGCGGCGCCGGACGGCATGCTCGACCTCGGTGAGGGCGTCAACCCGAATCAGGTGCTCGAGTTCCAGCGCTTCTGGCTGGCCGACGTCGCTGGCCGTGGCGCCATGGCCATCGTGGGCGGCACGAAGGGCGCCAACTTCATCCCGTTCCGGTCGAACAACCGGGACATGCAGTACGCCGAGTATCAGGTCTTCCTCGTCCGGATGATCGCCGCCTGCTTCGGGCTATCGCCTCAGGACCTCGGCCTGACGATGGACATCAACCGGGCCAACGCGGACCAGCAGGCGGAGCTCACCGACGACCGTGGCCACAAGCCGATGCTGCACACGGTGCAGAGCTACCTGACCCGCAAGGTGGTCTGGGACCCGGGCTTCGGCGGCCGCGACAACAACCTGAAGTTCGCCTTCAAGGCGCTGTCCATCAAGGAGACCGGCAAGAAGGCTGACATCAACGAGAAGGCCCTCGGCGGCATGGCGTGGAAGACGGTTGACGAGGCCCGGATCGAGGACGGCTGGCCGCCGCTGGGCGGTGCGTTCGGAAACATGATCGTGATGCAGGTCGCCAACGGCGTGGTCTATATCGACCCGAACGACATTCCGTCCGCGCGCGAGTACCTCGAGATGCAGAATAAGCAGCAGCAGACGCCGCAGGGCGAGCCCGGGGCAAGCCCGGAGCCAGCGGCTGCGCCGACTGGCGCTCGTTCACAGAAGGAGTAGACATGGACATCACTGGAATCACCTCGTCGCTGCCGGCGACGATCATGAGAGGGCTCATCTTGCTACTCGTCGTCGACACGGCTCTCGGCGCGGCCTCGGCCCTCGCGGGCGGGTCGTTCGCATGGGAGTACCTGTACGCCGTCGGGCGCACGAAGGGGCTGGTTCTCTTCCAGATCTTCGTGCTGATGTTCGCCGGCTATGCGACCCCGCTGTTCAACTTCGACCTGCTGGGGCTCGACATGGACCCGTTCACCCTTCTGGGCATGGGCCTCGCGATCCCGTTGGCCTCGTCGTTGATCGCGTCGATCGGCAACAACGTGGGCAAGCGTGACATCACGGCACCGCAGGGAGTCAGTCCGGTCAACGTCCAGACCCCGCCCGACAAGAAGTGAACGAGGACTGCTCGTACGTGGGGGCCGCGTGGAACGAGGAGGTCCGGGCTGCCGGCCTCCTCACCCTCATGCGCGAGTGGTTCCCCCACCTCATCGTCGCGGTTCAGGAGTCAACAGACAGGACGCTCGAGATCGTGCGCTCGGTCGCCAATCGGCCGGGCGACACGGTGCTCGAGCACCCGCACTTCGGGTTCGGCGACGCTTCGTTCCCCGAGCTGCTGAGCAGGGTCCCGACACGCTGGGTCTTCCTCGTGTCCTTCGACGAGATGCCCAGTCTGGATCTGCTCGAGGCGATCGCACCGGTCACCGCGTGGGCCGACGATCACGACGTCGACAGCTTCACCATCCCGTTCCACTCGACGATCGAGGGGTTCGACTACACCAACGAGCAGGACGCCCACGTGCGCCTGTTCCGGTCGGAGCTGAAGTGGCAGCCGACCCTGCACAACGAGCCGGCGGGGCAGCGCCGGGCCGAGCTGAGGGATGCCGGCTACATCCAGCACGACCGGTCGCTGGACGAGATGATCATCGACTACCTGAGCTACTGGAAGGTGGGTCAGGGTAACGTCGGCTGGACGACCCACAACCGGCGGATGATGCACGACGCCTGCGAGGCGATCGCGAAGGAGAAGGGTTGGGACTTCGTCACCAGTTATCCGTGGTGGCCAGAGGTCGAGGCAATCGCGTTCCGATGAGGAGAATCTGATGGCGAAGACCGATTACCAGAAGCTGCAGGACCGAGCGAAGAAGCTCGACGTGCCTGCCAACCAGAGCGCCGATAAGCTCGCAAAGGCTGTCGAGAAGGCTGAGGCGAAGGCCGAGGCCACGAAGCAGCGCGAGACGGCGAAGACCGAGCGCAAGACCGAGAAGGCCGGGGCGGCCGCGAAGGGTCAGGGCTCGAGCGACCAGAGCCGCAAGCCGAAGGCGTCCGAGTCCGAGGAAGAGGGTCCTAAGCTCTCCGAGTACGGCGGCGTCTCGCCGGAGTGGCACAACGACCCCGAGCGCGTGCTGGGGCTCGACGTGCTCGAGCAGCGCGACGAGCTCGAGGCGAGGGGCGAGGTGAAGATCTCGACTTTCACGCCCCAGACCCACAACGAGCTGACCATCGACTTCACGGGGCTTGCCCCGAACACCGACTTCGAGGTCCGCATCAGCGGTCCGATCGCCCAGCCGTACTGGACGACCCTGAAGACCGACGACTGGGGTCAGGCGCAGCTCATCTGGCGGACCACGGCCGGCGGCGAGTACGAGGTCAGCGGCAAGGGCCCGGGCATCGACGTGAAGGGCGAGTTCAGCGTGAGCTCGTACGACGCCGACGCCGACTACCGCGCCGAGAAGCGGTCGAAGCGGGCGAAGGGCAAGGGCCGCAAGAAGGGCGAGGTCACCGGCAGCGTGGCCACAGTGGAGGACCCCGGAGTCATGGGCGATAAGTCACCGGGCACCGAGAAGGCTCAGCCCACCGAGAAGGAGCTCGAGGACCCGCAGATTACCGACCCGGCCTTCACGCCGGCGGAGCACGACCCTGACGATCAGGGCGACCCCACCATCAACAAGACGCCTCACCCGGATGGGTCAGCGGCCTTCAACTACCGGGAGCCCGGTGAGCCCGAGACCGAGGGCGAGGAGTCGAAGGAGGGCGATCCGAAGACGAAGGAGGAGCGTCAGGAGGACGCCGACGAAGAGGCCGCGGAAGAGACCGCCGAGGCCGCAGCGGACGAAGGGGTCTCCTCGAAGGGAGTCTCGAAGAACGCGGGGCAGAGCCCGCCGATGTCCGACGAGCAGGTCGATCGAGAGAACGCGCCCACCGGCGCCGAAGAGGCAGGGAGGTAAGCGATGGCTGCTGTAATCAGCATCCGGTGTGGCAACGTCGACGACGGCGATGGCACCATCCGCGCGAAGATCGACGCCGTCCACATCCGGGTGGATGGGGCGGACGTCTACAACGCCGACGGGACCCAGAAGCGCTATCGCTTCCGGATCGTGCCGTCGGACGAGGACAATGAGAACGACGTGTCGTCGGGCTACAGCGAGCTGTTCGCACCCGACGCAAACGGCGATCACGAGGGCTTCCCGGGCGGGTACATCTTCCCGGCGGCCGACGACTACACCATCGAGCTCTGGGACGAGGAGCAGGCCGGATCCGCGGCCGATGCCATCGCCAGTTCCTCGGCGGCCAACCCGACCGTGGTCACCACGTCAGCCCCGCATGGACTGACATCCGGCGAGACGGTCGTGATCGCCGGCCACACCAGCACCCCGACGATCAACGGATCGCGGGTCGTGACCGTCACCGGTCCGACGACGTTCACAGTCCCGGTCAACGTGACCGTGGCCGGCACCGCTGGCGGCACGGTTGCCACTGGTGGCGTGATCACCTCTCTCGAGGTCGAGGTCGTCTAGTTCCAGAGGGGCGACCGGCCGTCGCACCGGTCGCCCCTCCCCCGGGCGTGTATCATCCCGGCAATCGACCAGTGTCCCCGGCCGAACTCGGCCCGCGTTGACCGGTCCTTCGCCGTCCCCTAATCCGTCGGAGGTTCGCCGTGGTCGCTCGCATCCGTGACACCGCGGGAAACTACGTCGACCCGGTTAGCTCCGACGAGCTGGCGGCTGCCGTTGCGGCGGCCATCGGCGATGTCGACGACCTCGACCTGCTCGCTGCCGTGCAGGCGTCGGTCACGGCCGCTCTGGAGGGCGTAGCCACCGACGAGGAGCTCGAGGCCGCTGTATCGACCGCGGTCACACAGGTGCTCGCCGCCGTAGCGACCGACGAGGAGCTCACTACCGCCCTGTCCACCGCGGTGGCTCAGGTGCTTGAGCAGGCAGCGACCGACTCCGAGCTGAGGGCTGCCATAGAGGCGGCGCTCGAGACGATCCAGCCGGGTGACACCTTCGTCACCAACATCGCCACCACCGAAGAGTTTGTGACCCAGCTCATCACCGAAGAGTTCGTCACTCAGCTCATCACCGAGAACTTCATCACTCAGCTCGTGACCAACGAGTTCGTCACCGAGGTCGTCAACAACGCGACCTACGTCACCAACGTCACGAACGTCATCAACGCGAGGAAGGGGGCTGCCAACGAGTTGGCGACCCTCGGGGCTAACAGCCAGCACACGCCGGCCCAGATCCCGCCGGGCTCCTTCTCAGTCATCATCGACGGCGGCGACAGCGCGATCACGACGGGCATCAAGGCCGACCTCGAGATCCCGTTCGCCTGCAACCTGATCGGCTGGACACTCCTCGCCGACGCAGCCGGCTCGATCGTCATCGACGTCTGGCGCGACAGCTACGCCAACTTCCCACCGACCGCGGCCGACTCGATCTCGACCTCGAAGCCGACACTGAGCTCGGCCGCAAAGGCGCAGGACGACACGATCACCGACTGGACCGAGGCCATCCCCGCCGGCAGCATCCTGCGATTCAACGTCGACTCCGCCGTCACCGTGAAGCGGGTCACCCTGACGCTCAAGTTCCAGAGGACCTAGACGATGCTGAGAATGGTGGATGGCGCCGACAACGTGGTCACCTCGCAGGTGACGGAGAAGTATCAGGGCAAGGGCAGCTTCGATCCGACGTGGGGATTCCGGTCGTTTGCGAACGGAGAAGGCGGTATGCCTTTCGCTCCGCGAACCGGGCTCAGGTGCTACTTCGTCCAGTCGGGCGCGGGGCAGTACGTCGAGATCGCGCCCATCGCCACCGGCATCATGGGTGCAGCGATGTACGGAGCTGCTCAGAACGTGCCGCGCTTCTTCTTCTCTGAAGGGACCACGGCTCATATCTGTATCCGCTCCAACTCCGATGGGTCCATCAGCATCGTTCGTGGCCGCTACGACTCAGGGACGACCCTCGCGACATCCGCGGCCGGCGTCATCCCGGCGTCAGGCTGGAACTACTACGAGGCGAAGGCGACCATCCACGACTCGACGGGCTACGTCGAGGTCCGCAAGAACGGCGTGAACGTCGTGTCGTTCACCGGTGACACGCGCAACGGTGGCGCCACCGGGCTCATCGACCGTCTTCACACCGGCGACGGGGCTCTCTTCGGTGGGCCAAACGACGGCGGCACGGGATACGACGACCTGTACTACGCCGACTCGGACACCGGCGAGGTCACCGACTTCGTTGGCGACTGCAAGGTCGAGACGATCAAGCCAACTGCCGAGGGAGCCGCCTCAGACTTCACGCCGTCGGCCGGCTCGGACAACGCTCTCAACGTCGACGAGAACACCTCGGACGGCGACACGACCTACAACGCGTCGAACACCGTCGGCCACATCGACTCGTACGTTATGGCTGATCTCAGCACGGTGGCCGGCTCCGTCAAGGGCGTGCAGGTCATGACCGTCATGCGGAAGGACGACGCCGGCAGCCGCAGCGCGCGGGCGCGCATCTTGTCGAACGCGGTGGCTGGCAATGGGGCCACGCGGGCGCTGAGCGACTCGTACCAGTGGTACGCCGACGTCTTCGAGCACAACCCCGATGGCGACGTCGATTGGACGATCTCCTCGGTGAACGCCATGCAGGCGGGCGTGGAGGTTGTCAGCTAATGGCCGGCCGCATCACGCTGGAGACGGCTGAGGCGCTGGTTATTCCGACCACCCAGCGGGCGAGGCCGACGCTCGTGTCGGTTGAGGCGCTGGTGCTGCCGACAACCCAGAAGGCTCGCCTCTCGATCCTGACCGCCGAAGTGCTGATCGGACCTTCGACTAACGTACCGAGGGCCTACGCGCAGGTCATCGGATGAGCCGGATCTTGATGCTCGGCGACGCCGGGGTGCCTCGAGGCGTGATGAGGAGGGCAGAGCCAATCTACTTCGAGCCACATAGGCCGGTCGTACCCGAGTGGATGATGCGCCTGACTATCGACTCGCCCACACCAGCACGGGTCTCGACGGATCCGGCCCGATCGGACAGCGCGACGCACGGCGTCACGAGCCAGATTGCGCTGGCGGAGACGAAAGTGCTGCAGCGCCGCCTCGACATCAGCGTCTTCTTCGTCTTGCTGTTGGGTCATCTTCTCCACAAACGATCAACAGGTGTGGATGAATCCCTGAGGGTGCTCCGATGAGCAAGATCCTCATTATCGGTGACGCAGGAGTTTCGTCGGGCTTCGGAGTCGTCACGACGAACATCGGTGCTCGGCTGGCCGAGACTCACGGTCACGAGGTCCACGTTCTGGCAGCTCGCTACCGGGGCGACCCACACGGCACGTCGATGCATCTGTGGAAGGCTGACGCGGACGATCCACTCGACACCTACGGCAAGAAGAGGGTCGTCGAGGTCCTGAAGAAGGTTGAGCCGGACGTCGTGCTCATGCTCAACGACCCGCACGTGCTGTGCCGGCTGCTGTTCGCGAACGAGTTCGATCCGCAGCAGGCTCTCCGCCGGTTCCGGCCGGTGATCGCCTACTACACGCTCGACGGCACGAACCTGCCAGAGGCCTACAAGGTCTTCGGCCGCTACACCAGACCGGTGGCGATGAGCCGCCATGGCCAGTCGCAGATCCCGGGGTCGGACCTCGTCTACCATGGGGTCGACACGGACATCTTCAGGCCGGCGTCGATTAGTCACCCGATCGTGACCAGCACCGGCGACGTTATCACCAGCAAGGCCGACGCGAAGCGAGCGTTCGGCTACGACCCGGCAGGCTTCATGGTCCTCAGGGTCGATCGCAACGGGTGGAGGAAGGACTTCGGTTCCACGTGGAAGGCCCTCGTGCCTGTCGTCGCCGGGCATGAGGGCGTCCACGTTCACTTCCACTGCGCGGGCAACGACGCCGCCGGCGGACCGATCATGCCGTCGCTCTTCAGCCGCGACCAGAAGACGATGGATCGCTTCAAGCTCAGCGATCGTACGGACTGGGCGACCAATGATCTGGTGGCGCTCTACAACGCGGCCGACGTCTTCGTCTCGAACTCGATGGGTGAGGGATTCGGGCTCACCCTCGCCGAGGCGCTGGCCTGTGGCGTACCGGTCGTGGCGCAAAACGTCAGCTCCATCCCCGAGGTGGTTGGGCCGGGCGGCCTGCTGATCGAGCCGGGGCCGGTCATCACATCACCCTCGGGGCAGGACCTGAGGGTCTCGGACGTCGAGAAGTTTACTGGCGCCATCGAGCTGCTGTACCGGGACCCGGAGCTGCGGAGATCGCTCTCGGCGGCCGGCGTCAAGCACGTGCGGGAATCGTTCAGTTGGGACGTGGCAGCTAGCCAGTTCAACGAGAAGATCCGCGACATTCATCAGGCCTCGCTGACACAGGGATTCGATCCCGGCGAGACCACGGAGGCGACTGCCTCCGCATGAAGTGGAGCTCTGCGGAGCCCACCACTGACACATGAGGAGAGAGGCAATGCCCCCAGAGGCTGATGTGCTTGTTCAGCACGACGTTGAGTTCAACATCTTCTCGAAGGCGCTGGTCGCCGACGACGAGGCCATTCTGAAGGAGCTCGGCATGGCCGAGCCCGACGGGAAGAAGAGGCTTCGCACGACCGCCTCGAGCAACATCAAGGATCTCGCCGGCGACGAGATGACCACGAAGGCGCTCGAGATGATGCGCGCCTCCGCCGAAGAGAACATGACGATCTTCCTGAACCACAAGTACGCGGTTCCGGACGACGTCTTCGGCTCGGTCGAGAAGGCCACGCTGGTCGACAAGGGTGACTACGTCGACCTCGACCTGATCATCCGCGTCAACGAGCACAACCCCCGGGCGCTCCAGACGCACGCCTCGATCGTCGACGGCACGAAGCTGGGCTGCAGCATCGGGGCGCTGATCCCCGAGGGCGGCGCCACGAAGACGAAGAGCGGCCTCTCGATCGACGAGGTGCGCCTGCTCGAGGCTTCGATCGTTGGCATCCCGGCCAACCCGCGCAGCTTCGTCCAGTACGCCACGAAGGCGCTGATGAAGGCGCAGCTCGACGACGCGCCGATGGACGAGATCGAGTCCAGCGGGCCGCCGAAGCCGCTGCTTCGCAGCGAGGCTGCCAGCCAGACGGGCCTGCCGGCCTCCGACGTCGAGAAGGCCACCTCGTGGGTCACGACGAAGCCGGACGGCTCAGTCGACGTTGTCGTCGAGGGCGATCCGCCCGCGGCCGCGCCGGTCGAGGAGGCCGCTACCGGCAAGGGCAAGAAGAAGGAGCTCGAGGACGTCGAGCCGCCCGAGGCCGACCCCATTCAGAAGGAAGCTGCCCCTCCCGCTGAGGGAGATGAGGGCGATCCCGAGTCCGGCACCGAGCCGGCAGACAACGCCGGCGAGACGCCGGCAGAGACCACCGAAGCCACGCAGGAAGCTCCCTCCACAGAGAGCACCCCTGAGACCGATGGCGCGGCCCTACAGGCCGCGGTGGACGAGCAGCTCAAGGCAGTGAAGGCCCTCGGCCTCGACACCCTCGCCGACCTGTTGAAGGACGTCTCCAACAGGCTCGTGGTTGAGACCGATCTCCGAAAGGCCGCTGAGCAGCGAGCATCCGACGCGGAGGCCGATCTGGCCGTCGCGAAGGAGATCGTCTCGATCATCGAGACGATCCCACTCGGTCGCAACACGGCCTTCAAGGCCGGCGTGTCTGAGTTCCGCAAGAGGCTCAGCCACGTGTACAGCGACGAAGTCATGGATCTAGTGGAGAGATAACCTGATGGCACGAGACGAAAGTCTGACGAAGGTCCTTGAGACCCTCGAGGACGTCCGTGGCACGCTGGAAGGGCTCAACGACACGCCGACAACGGCAGCGGCTCCGCCGACTGACGCGTCGACTGTCCCGGCAGCCTCCGCCGGCGCGACACAGAAGTCCGCCTCGTCCCGCATCCTTCGGCTGTCGGAGCGCATGGACCTCGCTGAGAAGCTCAGCAAGAAGTCCGACGCCGAGCTGCTGATGATCCTGTCGGAACAGGGTCGTCGGAAGGACACGGGCGTACCGTTCGATCTGTGGGTCGCCTCTGGCGGCGCCGCGGTCGAGACGGCGATCGAAGGCAACGACACCCTCACGAAGGCCCTCGACAGCGGGTCAGCCTCTGCGCTGATCCGGCAGGACCTCGAGCCGGTGCTCGCCGAGCTCTACGTGCGCCGGTTCCCGCTGTGGGATCGGATCCGTCGAGTCCGCGCCAACGGTCTGGTGCATGCCTACAACCAGCTCACCAGCTTCGGTGACGCCCAGTTCATGGCCGAGCTCGGCACGGTCACCGATGACCGGTCGACCTACGTCCGCAAGACGACCAACGTCTCCGTCCTCGCGACGCGGCGTGGCGTCTCGCTGAAGGGGCAGTTCGCTGCTCTGCAGGGCGGGGCCGGCTTCAACCCGGAGCAGCTCGAGATGGCCGGTGGCCTGAAGGCCATCGCCCACAAGATGCAGAAGACCATCTTTCAGGGCAACGCGTCCGAGCCGACTGGCACCGCGTCCACCGAGGACGGCGCCTACGACCCGAACGCGTTCGATGGCCTGCGGATGATTCTCGACACCGTGCGTGCGGTGAACGTGAACCCCGCGGTCAACCCCGAGACGACGGGCAACATGCGTCAGGCGATCGACTCTGGCCTCATGGAGGCGATGAACGCCGGTGGCGCCATCACCGACATCTGGGCTCGACCGCAGGAGCTGCAGGTCTTCAACTTCCAGCAGGATCCGAACGTCCGCTACATGGGCGACATCGCCCGAGCAGCGGTGGGCGTGAACGTCCAGCAGATCAACACGATCTTCGGCTCCCTCGGGCTGAACAGCGTGCCCGGTGACTCGATCGGCGAGTACACGGACGCGGAGTTCACCGGCGGATCGGCGACCGTGGCCGACATCTACACCTTCGACGCCGACACGGTCTTCGTACCGTACCTCGGCTCCGAGGGTCCGACGGTGCTCGACATTCCGATTGGTGTCAGCGGACAGCTCGTCCACCTGTTCATCATCTTCGGCATGTGGGGCTTCGGGGTGCAGGCGCCGATCTACGCGAACAAGATCCGCGTGAAGCAGGCCTGATGACATGGGGGGTGGGCTCAGCCATGCAGCCCACCTCCTAACCTCGAGGAGAGCCAGATGCTCTACGTCACGCCCGGCAAGTACCGAGTCAGCGGGACCGGCGTCGACCTGACCGGCATCACGGACCTCGAGCTCGCAGCTAATCTCGAGACGGCTTCCGGTATGGCCAACGGCTACTGCACCGTGCCCAACGGTCACGACTTCCGCGGCGGGACCGTTGTCGACGAGATCGGCACGTGGGACATGGGTGGCGCGATGATCCCGGGCAACCGGCAGGTCTACCCGCTGCACCGGCCGCTGAGGACCATCACCGAGCTCCAGATCGACGTCACCCGCACTCAATACCTCGACCTGCAGGCCAACGAGCTGCACCTGTCTCCGGACCGTGCAGAGGTGGTCTCGATGGCGCTCACCAGCTACGGGCTGTTCGGCGCCGCGATCATCCCCAACATCGGGCTCCAGAAGCCGCAGTACCGCGTCAGCTACACCTACGGCGAGGAGATCCCTGTCGTCAGCGAGCGGCTCATCTTCGAGACCGGCACGAAGTTCCGGGCCGCCAACCAGTGGTGGGTCAACGACGACGTCGACCCCGTGATCGTCGTCACCGGGCCCGGCTCCGCCGGCGCTCAGACGATCGACTACGACGAAGGCACCGTCTCGATCGTGGGGGCCAACGTCACCAGCGTGGTCACGGCCACTTACCGGCACCGCCTGCAGGCGGACATCGCCCGGGCGGTGACGATCATCACCACCGGCGAGCTCGGCGAGCGGAACATGGCCCGCAGGGGCCTGTCAGGGCTCATCGAGCTGGCGGTCGGAGACGTCCGCATCCGTCGCGACTTCCCGCGCGCCGGCGTGCGGCGCATGGACATCCCCGACCGGGCGCAGACGCTGCTCGACCGGTTCCGCTTCATCACCGTAAGGGGCACCTGATGGCAGGGCTCGTCAGCGATGCCGAGCTGGCGGCGCTGGGTGAGGTCGTCGAGCTGGGCATGCAGACGCCGGTGTCGCTCCTGCGCTACGAGCTGGTGGCCCGTGGCGACGACGACCCGCAGCGAGTGTGGACCGAGACCGCGACGACCGTCGGATGGCTGTGGGAGCCACCAGAGTTTCCCTCGGGGGGCGACGTGGGCGGTGTGGTGGGGACGTCGAACGCTCACCTGCTGCGCCTGCCCCTCGGCACCGACGCGAGGGCTGGCGATCGCATCGGCGTCGATGGCGACCTGTTCGAGGTCCTCGACGACAACAGCTCTGACACCTACCAGACGTACCTGCGGCTGTCGCTCCGGAGGGTCGAGTAATGCCCAGAATGAGGGATTCCGCCGGCAACTGGATTGACGTGGACGAGCTGGTGAACGAGCCGGCCGCTGGTGGCGTGAGCGTCAACGGCGTGCCCGTCACGAATATCGTGGCACCGGGAGCAGACCTGTCTACACCGGGAGAGGCCAACCTATCGACCGCCGTAGGTTTGCAGCAGGTCCGGCTACTAGGACCCTACGAGTTCAGCTTCGATACGCCGGGGATCGGGGATGGTCTGTATCTGACTGGCATCTTCGAACTCACCGCTGGGTCCATCCTGATGGACTTGTGGATTGAGCTGGTGGAGCAATGGGACCCGAGCGGTGATCCGAACACCACGCTGTATGTCGAGGCCAATGACGGTGTGGACATCTTTGATTATCCCGGCGTCCCGGTCGGTGGTCCGGGCCTTGCGAATGACACGGACGACGCCGGAAAGGTTCTAGCGGCCAACCTGAGCACCGACCCAGCCCCGTTCTACTCGGCCCGGACCTACGGTGAACATACGTCAGGCTTCTCTCGTCTGCTGCCGAGCCGGGTCTATGAGACTGCTCCGCTCTACCTGTCAGTAGACCAGAACGGAGCGACGGCCCTGCAGGGACAGGCTCGCATCTACGCCCTCATCGCTGAGCCTGCTTCGTGATCCCCCTCGACCCCATCGGCTACGCGGTGAACCCATGGCCCTGAGAGTCAGCGCTGAGGCCATCTACCGCCAGATCTCGACCCGGATCGTCGCCAACCTGAACGCCACCGCCGAAGAGGCGATGAACATCGCCCGGGAGAAGGCTCCCGTCCGCAAGGTGTTCCGCGGCAGCGCCGGCGTGGCGACCGTCCAGTCAGGCATCGAGGCAGCGGCCGACAAGCAGCTCCGCCGAGACATCGGCATGGGCCCGGGGCCGGTCAGGGTGCAGCGCAACGCGGCCTCGGCCGTCCATTCGATCATGAAGTACCGGCAGCTCTCCAGCGCCGGTCAACTGCGCCCGGGGGCGCCGACGCTCACCTCTCGAGGGAGGAACGAGCTGAGCTCCGGCAGGGCGAACTTCTCTGGCTCCGGCGGGACGACCCTCGGGGGTCGCCTGCGGGGCGAGATTCACATGGTGCCGGCTGAGGGAGCTGGACCCACGTGGGTGGCAAGGGTCGTCAGCCCGACCGCGTACGCGAAGTACGTCGAGTTCGGGACACGTCACGCTCGCAAACAGCCGTACATGCGGCCCGCGCTCTCACAGGTGCGCGAGAGCTTCCGGGCCCGGATGCGGGCTGCTGCGAGCATCGGGAGGTGATCGTGACCATCGCGGTCAACAAGACGACCGAGGACCTACACCGCCGAGCTTTCGTGAGGAAGCTACGGGCGATCGCAGACTTCGTGACTCGCGTTCCCGGCGACATCCACGAAGGCACAGCTCCTCGCGGAAACCCGACACCCTTCGGGACCTACAGCCTCGTCTCTGCGCCGGCCGTCGACGACTGGACGAAGCGGACGATCAGGTCGTGGTGGGACATCGAGTGGACGAGCGAGGATCAGGTCGAGGCAGGCCGTCTCGACCGGCTCGCCATGAACACTCTGGACAACCAGATCGTTTCCATCGAGGTGGAGGACGACGAGGTCGAACAGCCAGAGGACCCCGATGAAGATCGGATCATGGTCGGCCAAACCATCCTCTATTGCGGTCGGATCGCTGGGCTGCGGTTCAAGGAGACGACCGACGAGGGCAAGACCATCTACCGGATCGGTGGCACCTACTCGATCTGGGGCGACCAGCCGCTGAGAGCGGCTCTTGAAGAGGAATAACGATGGCTGCCAATGACGACATCAGGAAGCACGGCCGAAACGGCTCTATCCACCTCGATGGCGTTCTCGTCGCCGCGAAGGCTGAGTGGACGCTCAACCTAGCGCGCGACACCGTCGAGGTGACGTCGTTCGGCGACTCCAACAAGCGCTACGTGGTCGGTCTGAAGGACGTCTCCGGAACCTACAGCGGGTTCCTCGACCTGTCCGGCGACCTGATGCTGACCGCTGCCGGCGAAGACGCGAAGCTGATCTCCCTGTACGGCGACGACACGGTCCTCGTCGGCGAGGGGTCGGGCTTCGTCGACGCGTCGATCACCTGCGGCATCACCGATGCCGTGCGGATCTCCGGCAACTTCCGGGCCTCCGGGCCATGGGTGGTGCTGTAGGCTTCTCGCTCGTGAACAATCGAGCCCTACGGGGCCGTGAAGATGGATCCTCCCGGCTGGCCCGGGGGTGCTTCCCTCTTCACGGCCCCACTTTGCCGTTCTCAGGAGGTGGTGGATGGTCTTCGCCCGGTCGCTGAAGGGCACCGACGGTCGCATCGTGTATCCCACGCTGGGCGCGCTGATCGCCGAGACCTTCGCATGGCAGCTATTCAGCGAGGACATGAAGAGCTACACGCTCAAAGCCCGCTGCAAGTACATCGTCGAGGCCCTGTGGGAAGAGGTCGGCGACAAGAGGCAGATCGAGCTCCGCATCAGCAGTGACATCTGGGTGATCGCGCGACCGATCGAAGGAGCAACGGTGACCCGCAGCGCGCGGGAGATCACCATCAAGGGCATCGTGCTCGAGAAGAAGGAGACCTAGCATGGCAGGACGAAGCACGGCAGCCGCTGAGGCGCCAGAGGACGAGGCGAAGAGCGTCTTCGACCTCATCACGGTCGAGACGAAGGCGGGCACCTTCGAGTTCAAGGAGATCGACGGCGAGACCTACGACAAGTGCGTTGAGCTGTCGACGAAGACGAAGACGATCGGCGGCGAGGAGCGCGAGACGACCGACATGGTCCTGCTTCTGCGCTGGCTGGCCGCGAAGAGCGCGGCGACGAAGGGCTTCGACATGGAGAAGCTCAACAAGCTGCCGTTCAGCGCCCGCCAGCAGGTGCTGACCGCGGTCAACGGGCTGTACTTCCCCGACAGCGTCGAGGACCTCGTGCTGCAGCTCCGCATGCGCGGCTACACGGTCACGCCGCCACCGAAGCCGGCGGAGCGAGAACCGGGAAACTCCTAGAGCCCGACGACTTCCGCTGGGCCCACATCGCCCAGATGTGGGGGTGGCCCTCGCTGCGACACATGCGGCGGGGGCTGCCGAAGGCGGAGCTCCGACGGCTCTGGCACTTCTACCTCGACCTCGGCGTCCAGCAGGGCTGGCTGAAGATCAAGGAGCCCGGCGAGGAGGACCTCGCACCGGGCGAGCTGCCTCAGGACTGGGACGCTGATTCCCTCACGGGCGCACCCAACAAGTAGGAGGTGAGCTGTGGCTGACGACATCGGAGGTCTGTCAGTCAGCTTCACCGCGGAAGCTGCACAGCTTCAGGGCGAACTTCGGCGAATGGAGCAGCAGCTCCGCGCGTTCGACCGTGCGTTCGGAAAGCAGCAGGTCCAGCTCACCGCCACCCTCCGGCAGCCGGGCGCGCGCGCCGTCGCCGACATGCGCCGGGGCATCCAGAACAAGATCGAGACCGATGGTGGCCTGCGCTTCACACCGAAGCTAAACGCCCCGAAGGGCGCTGACCTCGAAGCTTTCTCAGCCACCCTCGGACGCCGCGTGCCGGCCGTCACGGTCAAGGTCAAGGGTGTCTGGGACGGCTGGGCGACGCCTCCGCCGAAGACCGTCACCATTGGCGCCTCCGGTTCCTCAGGGGCGCCCGCAGCCGCCGCAGCGGGCGTCGTCAGGGCGCCGGGAGCCACGACCACGCCGCGCACCGGGGCCCACGTGGCCTCCGATGCGACCGTTCGTGCGCGAGAGGAGAGTCGACGCCGATCGCGGACCGGCGCCGCGGTCGCCCCTGTCACGAGGCCGGCGGCCCAGACAGCCGCCCAGCGCCGCGTCGCCCAGCTCGCCGCGAACGAGGCGCGCGCGGCCGCGCAGACCCAGACAGCCTCTCGGTCCGAGGTGTTCCGTGACTACACCGACCAGATGCTGCTCGAGGACTACCTCGACCCGAAGACCGGACCGGGCCATCGCAACAGGCTGGCCGCTGAGCTGCGTTCCCGTGGCTTCAGTCCTCCACCCCTTACCCGTACCGGCGAGGCCGCCGGGCCCACTGGTGGTGCCCGCGGGTTCTCTGGCGGCGGGGCGCCTTTGCGCGCGGGCATCTACCCGCACTACACCGAGACCGGCGTCACAGCCATCCACTCCGCAACAGTGGCGGCGTCAGGTCGCCGCGGAGAGCTCACGCGGCCGCTGCAGGGCATGTACAACGCCTACCCGATAGGCGGGTCCATGAAGCGGCCGGGGGCAACGGTAGGCCGTATGGCCGGAGCTGGGCTCACCGAGGACTCGCTCGCGAGGACCATGGGCCGTGCCATCGACAAGGCTGGCCCGATGGCGCGCGACGTCGGCGAGTCGTGGTACCAGAAGGCGGGGCCGATCATCGAGGGCCTCAGCGCCAACATGCCACAGCCCCGGGAGAACCGGGTCATGTCTGGCGCCGTCTTCAGCACGCAGGCGAGCTGGGAAGAGAACCTCCGCAACGCGCAGGACTTCTATGACGTGATCTTCAGTGGGATCGAGGACTTCGACGACCTGCTGAAGAAGCTCCGGCGGCTGCCTGTTCGGGCTGGAAAGAACCCGACCATGATCGGGACGATCCGCAAGGCGTGGGAGGTCCTGAACGCCGCCAACCCCGAGGAGTTCCTTCGTGGGCCGAAGGGCCAGCAGAACCCGAAGATCTCTAACTTCGGTGGGAACCTGCTCGGGAACCTCGACCTCAACACCGCCGACCGTCACGAGACGATGGGCGCCACCGGGGAGAGGTTCTCGACTCCGAGCAACCGAAACGCAGCAGACGTCCTCGAGCGAGCCTCACGAAGGGCGGCCCAGCGTCGCGGGCTCCAGACCGCTCAGGGGCAAGCCATCCGTTGGGCAGGGTACCTCGGCGCCGAGATCGCCGGCCCAGATCCGCACGGCTTTGAGCGATCGCAGGGCGCGGCCGGCAACCTGTGGGTCCCGCGCCGTCCTCAGATCCAGACGGTGGCCAGCATCCCGCGATCGGGGCCGAACATCGCTGCCTTCGGAGATCCGACCCCCCGTGGGCTGATGCGCTCTCCCAGTGAAAACATCGACCCCACCACCGGAGCGCTGACCGGTGAGCACATGGAATATATGGGGCGGATGGCCCAGCGCGAGAGAACCCCATCCGAGCGGTACGCCCGTAACCAGACTCAGGAGTGGAACCGTCAGCAGGCGCAGCAGAGCCGGATGCTCGGACGCTGGTCGTCTGGGCCCGGCGTAGGCATCGCGGCCTTCAATGGCGGCCTGAGGGGCCCGGGCGGGCGCTTCATGAGCGAGCGGCAGGTTGAGGATGCCGCTGGCGTTGGCGCGCCGGGCGCACCCAACTACGCGCCGCCTCAGCGAGCCGCTGCCGGCCCGGCTACATCGCCCGCGGCGCAGGCCGCCATCGACCTGAAGTCCCTGTCGGCGGCCGCCCGCGACATAGTCCAGATGATCGAGAGGGTCCCCGAATCCGAGGCGCGCCTCAGGCAGAGCGTCCCAGATCTCTTCGCCGAGATCGACGCCGCTCGACAGAAGGCCAACGTCGCCGCCTCAGCGCCCACTCCTCACCTCCAGACGGCCGCAGAGATCGCGATGCAGCGCGTACAGCGCATCACGGGCGGCGACAGCCCTGATGCCGAGCGCCAGCGCGAAGCCCTCGAGAGCGTCCGTGCCCGGACCCGGGAAGCTGCCGGGGTCCAGCAGACGCTGTCGCTCGGTCGAACGATCGGCTCGATGACCGCCGGCGTGTTGGGTGGCACCCGAGACAGGGAACGCCTCGCACAGGTCTCGCGCCTCCGGAGTGAGTACGAGCGTGCCGGACGAGCTGGGACAGAGGCGTTCGAGAACGTCGCTGCCGCGCAGGTTGCGCTCGACAAGGCGACGATCCAGCAAGCTCCCGACGAGGAGATCCAGCGTCTCACGAAGGCCTACGAGGAGGCTACCGCCGCCGCGAAGCCGTTCAGGGACGCACAGACCCACGCCCTCAGCGAGATTGAGACGAAGCTGGGTCAGGTCAACAAGCCGTTGGCGGCACTCCGTGGGTCGTTCTCCGCGCTCTCTGGCGCCATCATCGGTGGGTTCGCGTACTCGGCGGCCATCAGCGGCATCACAGCCCTTGCAGGCGCTCTGGAGAAGCCGATCGACGCGATCGGTGGGTACATCGGCGCTGCCAACCGGATGCAGACCTCCCTCGGCCAGACCACGCGGTCCATGCACGGGCACGCAGACCTCGCGGTTGCAGCGGCCGGAGCTCAGTCCGGGTTGGGCGTGGAGACGGCGAAGGCGATCTCGCCGATCCTCGAGCAGCGCGCCGCGGTACAGGCCGGCAACGACGCCTTCGGCGAGCAGATCGACCTGATCCGGGCATCCCTGACGTTCCGCGCCCAGCAGCGTTCGGCGAGTCGCGGTGAGGCATACGGGCTCGGCATCACGCCGGGAGCCCTGCCGGGCATCTCGGG